AAGCAAAAGCCGAACGTTGCGAATGTTCACAATCATTGAATTGCAAATGATCACAATTGAAGAAATCAACGGCTTGATTGCCGACAAAAAACACAAACCGAAACACTTCGAAAAGTGGGTTGAAGTTCGTGAAAAAATGTTTGTTCACACGCGCGGAACGAATCCGGGCGATATATTGACAAAGCGCCGTCCGAATGAAGATCCGGACGTTCAAAAATATCGTCTTTCCATTTACGAACCTATTACAAAAGGTTCAATGACAAGGGCAATTGACAAGTTGTATCGAATTTTTCAGAACGCGAACTTTTCAATTCAAGTTTCGGACGAACTTTCCGTCTATTTGAACGAAAAGAAGTTCGACAATCAATTCTTTTATTCGTACATTCAAAAGTTCATTGTTCCGCGAATGATTGAAGATCCGAACGCGTGGCTTGTTTGGATTCCGAAAGGCGAAGGATTGATTGATCCGTCGCAAAAAGTTGAAGTCGAACCGGTCTTGATTGATTCGGACGAAATCAAATTCTTGTCGAAAGACGCGATTTCGTGGGAAGACGAAGGCGCGAAAAGTTGGATCTTCAAAAATGGAAAGCGCGTTCAAGACGGCGACATTTATTTGACACTTACAAAAGACGCCTTTTATCGTCACACGCAAGTCGGAAATGATCGCGACCGAAAGTTCGAAGTCGAATTGATCTATTTGCACGAAATCGGATCAATTCCCGGTTGCGTTTTGGGCGGCGATCAAACGCACGAAAAATATTTCGATTCATATTTCAGCGCTTTCGTTCCATTTGCAAACGAAGCAATTCGTCAATATAGCGATTGGCAAGGCGTAATGACAACAAGCGCTTTTCCTTACCGGGAAGAAGTCGCCGAAACTTGCGACGCGCCCGGCTGCCGCGAAGGACTTGTCTTCAATACTGAAACGGAAGAATCCGAATCTTGTCGCAAATGCAAAGGAACCGGACGCGTTGTTTCGCGTTCACCTTACGGCGTTTTTTTACGCGAAAAAGGAAGCGCGGCTTTCGGAACGGATCAAAGTTCAAGCGATCCGCTTGTTCGTTTCATTTCTCCGGACGTTTCAGTCATTGAATATTCCGGGAAGGCGTGGGAAACGTTATTGAAAAAAGCCGAAGAATCGCTTCATTTGAACACGATTGACGAAGCGCAATCCGGAACGGCGAAGGAAATTGACCGGGAAGATTCGTTCGCGCAATTGACAAAGATTTCGAACAACCTTTTTGACGAAATCATTTTCAAGTCATTGATCTTTATTGAAAAATATCGCAACGTTGCGGATCCAAAAGATCCAACAATTGTGAAACCGATTTCTTTTTCAATGAAGACCGAATCCGATTTGATTGACGAAGTTTCGAAATTGACCGACAAAAACGCGCCGGTTGCCTTTCTTGTTGAAGCAACGAAAGATCTTGCAAAGAAGCGCTTTTCCGGAAACAAGGCAACGTCAAGGATCGTTGAAGTTCTTGTTTCTTACGATCCAATTTACCACTTGAAAGCACAAGACAAAGCCGCCCTTGTTGCCGCCGGAACGATTAAGAAAGAAGACCTTTTGAAATCGCTTTTCGCTTACAAGACCTTAATGAAATTGATCGCCGAAAATGGAACGGAATTCCTTGAACAAGGATTGAACGAAATTTTCGCCGCACTTGATCAAGCAATGATCCCGGTATTTGAAGCAAATATCCCGAAACAAGTCATTGATCTTTCGGGCGGACAAGAATTCGGAATCAATCAAGAAGTTCTTGCGAAGGAAGCCGAAGCGAAGGCGAATTTGAAAGGATCCGTCGGCGGCGTTCAAGGAATTCTTCAACTTCAACAATCCGTTGCCGCCGGAACAACTGATTTTGAAAGCGCCGTCGCATTGCTTGTTGAAATTTACGGATTTGACGACGCAAAAGCGCGTCGAATTCTTGGAACACCGAAAGCAACTTCCGGCGGAATTGCTTAAATTTGACAAATGGCAAAGGACGAATTCGGATTTGACGACGCGGTTATCAAGATATTGACGAAGAAAGAAAACACAATCGTCAACGCTGAAAACGACCTTCTTGATTCGTTGACACCGATCGAAAACAAGATCTTCGAAGCGGTTCGTCGTCAAGTTTCCAAAATGAACAAGGACGGAAACAATCTTGTTTTTGACGACAAAAACGTTGACTTGTTGAACGAAGTCGATCAAATCATTGTCAATCAATTGAAGGCATACGCGCCTATTGTGAAGGACTATCTTCGGAACTTTGAAACGATCAAACAATTTAATTTTGACGCGCAAAAATCCGTCAATGATCTTTCAGAAAAGGAACTTGAAGACCTTATCAATCCGATTCAAAAAGCAATGACGCAACAAACGATTGACGGCTTGACCGGATCCGGCGTAAATTCGCAATTCATTGAACCGGTGAAACAAGGAATTTTCAAGAATATCGTTGCCGGTTCCACAATTACGGATCTTGAAAACGCCCTTCGAACTTGGACAACGACGACGCAAGCCGGGAATTCCCTTCTTCGCCGTTACGTCACGCAAGTTTCGCGCGACGCCTTGAATCAATTCGACGGACAAGTGAATTCCGCCATTGCGCAAGAATATGAACTTGACGCGTTTCGATACGTTGGTTCATTGATTGACGATTCACGCGCGCAATGTATTCGTTGGAGTGGAAAAGGCGTTGTCTTGAAAGATCAACTTGAAACGGAAATCGCGTGGGCTTTCAATAACGGAACCGGAATGATTCCCGGAACCAACAAAGAAACGTTCGCGACTTTTCGCGGCGGTTACAATTGCAGACATTCGGCAATTCCTTTCAAAATGACGCCTTCAATGAAGAAGAAATTCTTGAAGGAACAAGAAGGACAAGCGACGCAAGAAGCAAAGCCGGAACAATCGGAAGTATTCAAGCCGCGCGCCGAACAAGAAATCAAAGATCTTTATACTTACAAGTCAAGCAAAACGCCGAAGGATCTTGAAAATATTCAAGGATTGCCGCAAGTTCTTTTTGATCTTTCCGACAATGGAACCTTTGAACGCGGAAAACCCGGACTTTTGACGCGCGACGCGAACGGCGCTCATTATAGCCCACGCGAACAAAAAGTATTCGTCGGATCCGGTTCGCGTTGGACAATAAAGGAAAGTTTTCGCGACGTTATTGTTCACGAATACGGACACCGAACCCACTTTGAAAGAAAGTTGTTCGGGTACAATGTAGATTTCAACGAATCCTTTTCAGAACAAGCATTTCAAAATTCAAAAAAACTTGTTTTAGATCGAATCAAAAAAGATATTGAATATAAAAGCGCCTTTTTGAAACCTTTTGACTTTTACGATCGAGCATACAAAAAATATGAAAAGCAAATTCCCAAACAATACATTGACGAATTAGTCGGAAACTATCTTGATACAATTGAAGCACTAACCGGCGCAAAATACGGCACCGGACACGGAAGGGCTTATCAAACAAAAAATCGCGGCGCAATGGCACGAATGGAATTCTTCGCGCATTGTACTGAAAATTATTTTCTTGACAATCCGGTTTTTCGTGACGAATTCCCGGAATTGTTCGACTTAATGAACGACTACTATTCCGAACACGTTGTAAAGAAATTTGTGCCTTCAAAACTTTTGAAATAATATGAAAGAATTCTTTGACATTTTGAAAAAATACAATGAAGCATTTGTGGCTTCGGAATCGCCGTTTTCATTTTTAGCGGTTATTGATTCAACAACAATGATTGACTTAATGAAAAAAGCGCTTGCCGTTGGCGACGAACTTGTTTTCGAATACGTTGAACAAGAAGGCGAAACAAATCCGGACAATTTGATTGTTAAGATTGACGACGAAATTGTCTTCGGTTAATTTACTATATTTGCAAAAATATAAAACACAATGAACAAAATTCGAATTGTTAACGTCAAGAACGGCAAGTTTGCCGAAGTGACACCCGAAGCAATCCGTCAATTGAAAGAAGGCGGACATTTCAAGAATTTCGAAATTGTCAACGACAATATTCAAATTCAAACACCTTCAACGCCGCAACCGGTGAACGTTATTGTTGAAGAAGAAATTCCAACAATGGCGGAAGCCGAACAAGAAACGGCGCCCGGTGAATTCTTGGACATTGAAAACACCGAAGAAACACCGAAGAAAAAATCTAAAAAATAACAACAATGAAACACGCTGAACAATTCTTGAAGAAAATCGGATTGTCGAAAGACATTCTTGAAAAATTAAATTCCGAAGAAGACGTGAATCTTGACGAATTGACGTCAAGTTTCAAAACAACTTTGAAGGAAGTTTTTTCCAACGATCCGGATTTCATTCAACCTATCAAAGACGAAGTTCGCGGAACGGAACTTTCCAAAATCGAACACCGGATCAAGAAAACTTTCGGGCTATCAAGCGAAGAAATCAAAGACAAGAAGTTCGACGAAATCATTTCAACGGCTTATGAAAAAGCGAAGTCAACAAGCGCCGAAGGTGCAAGCGAACTTCAAAACAAGTTGATTGAATTGACGAAGGAAAACAAGCGATTGATTGAAGAAGTCATTCCGGCAAAAGAAGCCGAAGCAACGAACACAATCAAAAGTTTCAAGAAAGATTCCGCCCTTCGAAGTGTATTGTCGAAAAAAAGTTTAATTGTTTCGCCCGAAGTTGTTTTGCCGGCGGTTCAAAGTTTCCTATCTTCGCAATATGAAATTGACGTCACCGATTCCGGCGAACTTGAAGTCAAGACGAAAAACGGCTTGAAACCTTTGAATTCAGACGGAACGAAGGCGTTAACTTTCGAAGAATTGCTTGACAATCATTTGACTTCGTTGAATGTTATTAAGCAAAGCAACGGAACGCCGCCGCCGGCAAATGGAACACCAAAACCGGCAAGCGGAACACCGGCAAACGGAAGTTCGGGAAATGACGCAAAATTCAACCTTCCCGGACTTAAAAAGGCGCAAGCCAACGTCGAACAACTTCAATCAATGAAGACGTTCGGCAAGGAATAAAAAACGGCGCGGCGGCGCTTCAAACGCAATTCACCGGGTTCGTGCAAACCAAAAAGCACAAATTCGGGCTTTTCATATAAAAGCCGTTCTTGATTGCAATTTGCAGAAAAGAAGGGCTTTTTTTATTGTCAAACCCGGAACAACAAAAAAAATATAAACTTCAAAAACTTAAAAAAATGGCTTTTACACAAGGGCTTTGCCAAAAATTACAAGCGGATTTGATCAACGTTGCCGGACAAAACGCGCCTTCTTTGAAGCGCGATCGCGTGGGCTATCTTGACGCCTTAATGAGTGAAGAAAATCGCGCCGGCGTTGAATTGATTCCGGTTCCAACAAACGGAAAATTCAGACAAGTTCAAGTGAACTACCACGTTCGCGGAACCGAAGCGGACGTGAATTTGACTTGTTCAAATGATTGTTCAACCGAAGTTGAAAGAACGCCGCTTGAATCAATCGTCACAATTGACAATTGCATTGAAACAAAAGGACTTCTTTTTCAAGAAGACGAAATGCGCAAACTTTGCGAAGGGGATCAAGTTTGGGTTTCTTCCGTGATAATGTCACAAATGAACGCCGTCAACGTGAAATTGAACAAACAATTGCTTTCTTTGCAATCAACTAACTTCGGAAAATTCGCAGACGGAACCGCACAAAAAAGCGTGAAATTGTTCGAAGACACTTCAAACGCAAGCCGCGCAATTGCAACGGCTCAAATTCGCCATCAATACGATTTAGTTGGCGCAAGTGGCGCGCCTATGTTGATCGGTGGCGGAAACTTGGATTTGTTTGCGAAAGTGAATCAAATTGCTTGTTGCAATTCAACAACCGGAACCGATTTGTCGCGTTGGGTTGATTATATGTATTTCAATGATCGCTTCGTTGAAACTGCAATCGGTGCCGGCGAATTTATCGTTCTTGCACCCGGCGCCGTTCAATTGGTTACTTGGAACAAATATGTCGGTGAATACGCGAAGCGCAACGATATGTTCGAACACGGAACAATAACCGATCCGTTCACCGGGTTGACTTATGACTTGAAAGTTCACTATGACGATTGCGCGGACGCGTGGAAGATCAAACTTCAATTGAATTGGTCTTTGTTCTTCATTCCGGACAACGCTTTCGCTTCAACCGATCCGAATTTCGAAGTGAATTACACTTTCAACTTCAAAGATTGTTCAACAATCGTAGGTTGCTAAAATTGAAAAGAACCCGGCGGCAATGGCTTCCGGGTTCCTTTCGAATGAAAAAAAAGTTTAACTAAAAAAAATTAAAAAAATGGCTCTTTGTCCTTCAACTTGCGCGCCCGATCTTCCGAAGTCACCTTCCGGCGGTTGCGGCGTTGTCACCCGAAACGGCGGAATTTCAAAATTCGCTTTCGTGAAATGTGACTATACTTTTACCGATATAACTTCCCGGACTGAGTGGGAAGCGGCTATTACTGCCGGAAATGTAGTTTTGACCGGCTTATTGCTCGCGCAAAAGCCAAAAGGATCGTTCACGAAGAAAAGAATTTCTTCTTGTTCACCCGAAGCAATCGTCGGAAAGGAAAATCAAATCACTTTCAACGATTTCAATTCCGACGCTGAAAGTTGCGAAGACGTTGACTTTTGGAACACAATTGTTTTGAACGCAACGAATTATCAGTTCGGATATTACACTTGCGACGGCTATTTTTACGGACTTGTTGATCAATTTCAAATCGAAGTCGATCACGTCATTGAAGATTCGAACACCGGTTCAATGTTCTTCGACGGAACGATCACTTGGAACAAGGTTGAAATGCTTTGCGGCGTTGCCGTTGATCTTGAAGGATTGTAAAATTCGCAAGAATAACTTTTGAAAAAACCCGGTGAATTTTTTGTCGGGTTTTTTTTTATCTTTGAAAAAAAACTTTACAACTATGGCGGAAATAATTGCGAAAATTGACGAAAATACCGGCGAAGTTTCAATTGTTGATTCTTCAACCGGTGAACCGATTCGAATTGATCTTGAACGCGAAGGCGTTTCAGTTGATCCACGAAGCGGCGCTTTTACAAATATCAGAACCGGCGAAATTGTTTCCATAAATTACGACGCAAGAAGCGGAACTTTCACAATCAACGCAATTCGTGACAATGGCGACGGCGGAACAACGCCGCCCGGCGACAATTCAAATCCGGAAAATCCGAATCCGCCTATCAACGGAATCGTTGACGCAAACGTTGAATTCTTAAAAAGAAACAAAATTGCGCCAACGTTTCAGAACGTTACAATTCAACGCGGCGGAAACAATGGCGCCGTCAATATGACAAACGCCTTCAATCGCGCGGCGGCAATCGTTGGACAAAAAGGAACCGGCGCAAAGACAAATTCAATATTTGATCCGAACGCCAAAAAACAACGCAAATGATCAAGTTCGAAGAAAAATTGAAGAACACCAACGCGGCGCTTGTTGCCGCCGTTCGTGACTTTGTGAAATACAACAAGACGGATATTCAAATCGTTGCGGCAAAAGGCGAAGCGCTTGAACATCTTGTCAAACAAGGCGGCAATTTGCAAGAAGTCAATGAAGCACGAAAAGCCGCCGGGCTTTGGGGTATTGAAGCGAAGACAAACAAGAAATTGTTGAACGAATCTTTTGTTGATTCAATTGAAAAAGGAAAGGGCGTTGTCTTTGTTTTGATAAGTGGCGAAAAACGCCGCAAAGTTGACGCGCAAATTCAAAATCAAATCAATTGGACACTTGAAAAACACAATTCAATTCTTTGCGAAATTGTCAAGAATGATTCTTTCGATTCCCTTTTCTTTGCAATCAAAGGAAAGCAAAAAAAGAACGTTGAACAATTGTCCGAAAACTTGTCCACTATTGAAAGCGAACCTTCAAAAACCGACGGCAATGAATGAAATGAAATATTTGATCATTCATTGTTCGGCGACGCGCGAAGGATCCGATATTTCCGCCGAAATGGTTCGCCGTTGGCATACGGCACCGGCGCCGAAGGGGCGCGGTTGGAAACAAGTTGGATATTCCGATTTGATTCTTTTGTCCGGCGATCGTCACCAATTTGTCAAGCACGACGGCGACCGGTTCATTGATCCGGAAGAAGTCACAAACGGCGTCAAAGGAATCAATTCAATTGCGCGCCACGTTTGTTATATTGGCGGACTTGACAAAAACGGCAACAAGGCAAAGAACACCTTGAACGACAATCAAAAAGAAACGCTTCTTTCAATTATCAAAGAAGTTCTTGCCTACAAACCGGACGTTCAAATCGCCGGACACAATCAATTCGACAACAAAAGTTGTCCTTCTTTCAGCGTTCCGAAGTTTCTTCGGGCGAATGGAATTGAAGAAAAAAATATTTACAAAAACGATCCTTTTCAATATGCTGACAAGTTGCTTTGAAAACTATATCGGCGTCAAATGCTTGACGCAAACAACGCCGAAATCCGGGCTTTGGATCAACGACCTTGAAGGAATCAATTTGCGATTCGCGGCGGACGTTGCGGATTCGGGTTATATTTCCGGGCTTCAATTGCTTGAAGAAAAGATTCGATTTGCAACGGAACTTGTTCTTGCAGAAATTTCCGGTTTCACTTCGCCATTTTTCCGGATCAATTCAATTCTTGACGAATTGCTTGTCGGTGAATATTTGACCGGGTACACTTCGCCGGACGCCTTTGATAAGGGCGTCAAGTTTACAACAAGAAACTCGCGAATGATCCGAATCAAAGTCAATCGAATCAAGATCAAAATTCAAGAAGTCAATTTTGCGCATTCGGTTAAAATAACGGACGGAATAAGCGCAACAATTTTTCCTTTTACAACGGACGCGAACGGCGAAGCGGAAATCTTCCCGGACTATCTTTCAAAAGGTTCGGAAATTTACGTCGTAATGGATAACACTGCAATCAATCCGGCAATGACAAACGTCAAACAAGGTTGTTCTTGTTTTTCAAAATCAAGTCAATATTTGCTTGCGAATGGTTGGGGCGGTTCCGGCGTTTCAACGTCTTCTTTTGGACTTGAAATTCAAGCGAACGCCGAATGTTCAATCAACGAACTTGCTTGCGTTATTGCGCAACAATTACGTTTTCCTATACTTTACAAATCCGGGCTTGAAATCGTCAAAGAAGCGGCGGCAAGCGATCGTTTGAATTCCGTCACTTTGCTTGACGACGAAAAAATTCAATTCTTATTGACCGAATTTTCGGAACAATACAAACTTAATTTCAACAACGTTGTTCAAACCTTGCCGGAATTACTGAAAAGGATTGACGATATTTGCGTCATTTGCAATCAATCGCGTTGGATCTACGGAACACCTTAAAAATTTAATACAATGGAAAAAAAAGGTTGCAATTGCGGTTCACGCCCGGCACAATCAAGACCAACGTCACGCCCACGCCCACGAAAGTAAAAAATGAACAAGAACAACTTCATTTCGCAAACGTTTCAAAACGATCTTTCCGAAATCGTTGAATCCGTCTTTTCCTTAAAATTGAAAACACAAATTCTTTTCGCTTCCGTTTTTGGGGGCTTTTCGTTGGGCGCTTTGACGTCTTTCGTTACCGGTTGGGTATTTGATCCGGCGGCTTCTTATTTTGCGCTTATTGCCTTAATTGCGGCGGATCATTTGACCGGCGTTATTCTTGCGCTTCGGAACAATCGTTTTGAAACAAGGAAGGCGACGCGCATATTTTGGACGCTATTAAGTCACACCGGACTTTTGACATTCGCAACGAATTTGTCGAAAGGATCCGACGCGCTTTTTTGGCTGAATGAAGGCGTTTTCGTTCCGCTTGTTTTAGTGAATTTGATTTCACTTGTCAAGAATCTTTCGCTTCTTGGATATTTGAAGAAGGATTTTGCCGGCTTTTTTTATTCAAAAATTGACGCCTACAAAAACGACTATATCAAAAAAAATGAAGTTGAAGAAACTGAAAAACGCCGCGACAATCGCGTTGACGATCTTGATTCTTGAATCTTGCGTGACCGAAAAACGTTGCCGGGAACAATTCCCTTGCGACAATACGGCAACGCAAATCGTCACGCGAATAAAGGACACGACAATTGTGACAAGTCGAAGTTCGTTCGATACGATCTTTCGCTTTCGTCACGTTGACACCTTGTTTTTTCGCGACAAAGAAACCCGGATTGAAACGAAAGTCATTCGTCTTCCCGGCGATTCAATTTTCGTTGAATCAATTTGTCCTTCCGATACGATCCGAATTGAAAAAGTTGTTCAAACGATCAAAAACGTTGGACTTGCGGAAGACGAAAGTTTGAAGAAGGCAATCAAATTTGTTGCCATTGGATCCGGGCTTTTGATCTTGTTGTTTTTTGGCGCCGGTTATTTTCTGAAATATTTGAAGAAATGACGCTTGAACAATTCAAAAATCGAATCACTTTGATTTCGCAATTGCTTTCCAAAAAACAAGGCGACTTTTTGTTCTTGGGCGGAAAGTATATTGAAGGCGCAATGAAATTCCGAATATTTACGGAAGGACGCGCAACGGACGGCGGCGGAATCGGTTCGTACAAATCAAAATCTTGGATCAAGAAAAGAAGCGAAACCGGGCGGCAAGTTGGAAAAGTGGATCTTGAATATACCGGCGATCTTCGAAATTCAATTCAAGTTGTTCAAGACGGACGCGAAGTTGTCATTGCAATAATTAACGACGAAAAATATATCATTGCAAAAGGACAAGAAGATCGTCGAAAAAAAGATATATTTTTGCCAACGGACGAAGAAGTCAAAGAAGTTGAACAATATGTCGGCGAACTGATTGACGCCGAACTTGAAAAAATTATCGCCGCACTATGAACGAAATCTTGCAATCTATTTCGGACGCTATTATCAAACGGCTTCCCGGACATTTGAACAAATCCGTCTTTCTTGCCATTGTTGACGACGAAGGGCGCGTTTTGATTCCTTCGCCCTATCAAAATGAATTTGTCTTCGCCGGATTGAATGATCGCGAAGGCGGTTTCTTTTATATTCGACACCGGGAAGGCGGCAAGATTCAATTTTCGGAATCGCCAACGACAAGAAAATTCGCGGCAATTCAAAACTTCGTTCGGGTTCGATATGAACTTCGCCTTGTTGCTTGCGTGAAAAACGTTGAACCTTACTTCATTGAAGAACAAATCCGTTTCGCGATAATGAACGCGGCGTTGCCTTCTTGCGCGGCTTTTGCGAACGTCGCAATTGAACCGGTTGAATCGAACGTTGATTCAATTGCAGTATTGAAAGAAGAATCGAAAAAATCAAAGCCATTTGACAAGAACCTTTTCTTCATTGCGCACGATTTCAATATTGTCGGCGATCGCGATTTCGCCCTTGAATTCTATTGCGAAAACCCTTGTCAAAACGGATCTTGTTAACTAACTTTGAAAAAAATTGAAATACTATGAATTGCGGTTGCGTCAAAAATATAGGTTGTTTTGTTCCCGGACAAACAATTGATTTCGGATTCGTTGCACCTTGCGACGACAAATATATTTTCGAAATATTTTCCGTTTCCGGATTTTCGACAATTGAAGTTGATCTTCTTACCGGCGATCCTTTGGAACTTCCTTTCACGTTCAATGAAAACGCGGAAACAATTATCAAGATCCGCGTTCCGGATTGCGCAAAGGTTCCCGGATTCAATTATTTCACCACTACGGACGGCGCTTGTTCTTTTGCCGTCAATGGAATGATTTCTTCGGCTTGTCCAACAACTTAAAAAACAAAACACAATGAACACAATCAACAACACTTTTTTCGGATTGATCGGATTCATTTTCGGAATCTTGACTTCTTTCTTTTTGCAAGAAAACGAATTCTTGCGTCCTTTATTCATTGCAGTATTCGCCGGCGTTGGTTCGGCGTTGATCACTTTCTTTTTTGACTTTATTACGGCGCCCGGACAAATATTCGGGTTCTATTCGCGCTTTGTGGAATCGTTGCACAAATCGGAAATCAAATTCTTTCAAATACTTTCAAAGCCGGTAGGCGGTTGCATTTTTTGCGCGAACGTTTGGTTCACGTTCGTCACTTTTCTCATTTGCCGCTATCATTTCGGGCTTTCGTTTTGGTTCTTGATTCCGGCGGCGGCGATTTCACACGTCTTTCTTGCCTATTTGGACAAGAATTTGAATTCTTGACTTGATTTTTTTCAAGTTAGGTTGTTTTAGTTTAGAACGGAACCCTTGATTCTTCAAGGGTTTTTTCTTTTTCCGTACACTATCAACAAATAAAAGTTGAAAAAACTTTCGATTTTTCTTGCGTGAATAAA